CCCCCGCCACCATGCAGTTTAAAGCTGGTGGAACAAGAGATGGTAAGCGAGAATCCATGATTCTTATTATTACTTCCCCAAATGGGAAGATCGGTAAGTATTATAGTCTATATCAATCCGGTATGAAGATGGGGAATGAATCGGATATCCTATCTTTTAGATGCTCTACCGCTGAAATGAACCCTCGTTCTGATGTGGCTTTCTTGAAAAAAGAGCATAGAGAAAACCCTGATGTGTTTAGAGCAGAATATGGTGGAGACTTCCTAGAAGCCGCTGAATCTTATGTTAAATTAACCACTATTGAAAGCTGCATAGAGATCGGAAGACAAAATGCTGAAAGCTTTGAGCCTAGGATGATGGGTCAAAAATTCTTCTGGGGCCTGGATCTTGGAATGCAACATGATGGAACCGCATTGTCTATCTGCCATTGGGAACCACTTCAGGAGTTAGGCGCTAAGCTGGTATTCGATTATATAGATCGTATGATGGTTGGAGAAGGTAAATATGAACAAGGATTTAAAGAGCTACCCTTAGAGGATGTGCTAGATTGGCTAAAGACTAAAAATGATCTTCTTCCCTGTTTTAGAGGTGCTACTGACCAACATGGTGGTTCTATGCTTGTTCAGCTTTTACAAACTTATGGTATTAATGGGTTAGACCTAGTTCATTTAACTTCTGGCATTAATTCTCAGATGTACTTAGTTTTAAAAGGTCTTATGCAGCAGAAAAAGGTTACTTTTCCTGATGTTAAAAAATTTCATGATGAGATTAAACTAGTAGAAGCAAATTATATAGGAAAATACCAAATAAAAGTTCAAGCTCCCGCTGAAAAGGACGCTCATGACGATATGTGTGACTCTACAGCTTTAGCTTCTTGGGTAGCACAACAATGGGCCACAGGAGAAGGGGCTAGGGAATTTGCTGATATAATGAATGGATGGAACCCAGCCAACTTTGTGAACGGCTTACCTAAAAATGGCCTGGATCTACAGACTTCTTCGATGTCCGAATTACGATCATATGAAAGGCAATTAGCCATAATGCAAAAAGTAAATGGAGGAGTTCAAAATCCGTTTAAGAGAAGATAAAACTTATTTCGTGATTCTATATAGGGGGCAACACCTTGGATCAGGATATTTTTCTACACAGATTAGGGGAGATTCAAATCCGACTCGATGCCATGGAGACCATTCTCCACACACTTCTTAACCAACTCAAGCACCTATCAGACGAAGTAGACGAAATAACACACAAATTAGGATAATTATGACTGGTCCGGAGAAACAAGGGAGAAGAATGGTAGATGGAGCCGCATCTTACCTATCTGGATCTGCCTCTGTAAAAGATGATCTTCAGGCTATTTACACTCTCAATAAAGAGATTGGGGCTGCTTTATGGACCGTACTCACTCATTTAGAGGCTTTAAAATCTACTTTAACTGGCTTAATCCCAGAATTCCATGTAGATGTAAACGCTAAGCTAGAGGACATTTCTAGAAGTTTAGATGCTCTGAAAAATGAGCATGTCAATCTGTCTAAACGTCTTGAAACTCTAGATGCTCTGAAAACTTCATTACAATCAAATTCTTCGATGCTAGAAGATCAAGAACTTCTCCAATCAGATAGACAGGTTCATTTTGATAAAATAGTCAAGATTTTGTATACAACTAACGGATATGATGAAAATGGTGTTAGAATCCCAGAGGCCATAATGCGCTTTGATCGCTGGTCAAAAATTCTCCATAACGCCTTTTGGAGTTTCGTTGTAACTGCGGTATTATCAGGCATATTTTATAGCTATGCGAAGGGAAGGGAACAGGCTTCAGAAGAAAAAGCAAAAGCCATCATTGACCTCATTGAAAAAACTAAAGAAGTTATTAATAATACAAAAACAAACAATGATGAGCAAGAAAGACGCGATAAGATAGTTGCTGATCATGATGATGCCATGGCTGCTCAAGTCCGTCGTACTAAGGACACTGTAGAGAAACATGGGAAGAACATAAAACGTAATGAAACTGCCATTGGAGAGCTAGAAAAAAAATAATGGCATGAACCCCGCACAATCCTAGTATAGTTGATATGAGGGACTTTCAAAGGAGCCGTATGCAAGAAGAGCTAGATGGACTGCCAGAGGTGTCGGTAAATGAGGATTACTACCCCCACCAGAAGTATCTAAGCAGCCTAGATGTAAAGGGTTATACTGGAGACCCTTTCACTAATGCCGAAGGTCATTTCATTGGACAGGATGGGTTTATTGTGCCTAATTCCTTCGATGAGATGGAGCAGCTATACCCAAATTATGTGCGTAGTTGGGTTAGCCGCCGCATTAAACGCTCCCCCTTTGACCCTATTGTAGAGGATTGGGCCTCAGAGCTATCAATTCATATGAGAACCCTTCCAGAAACCTCCAAGTGGCGTGATCGTGGGTTCAAGGATGTCATTGATGTTTTTAACCCTTGGAGCAGCTATGGGGCTTCAGCAAGAAGGTTCTTTGGCTACGTTAATCGTTGCCTTAGCAATAAATACATGACCCTAGGGGTCAAACAGAGCAAGGATGCTCTAGCTAACGTGTCTTTCAGCTTAGACCTAGCTGCTGATCAAACTGAAGGTGAGCAGATCGTAGAGTCTTTTGAATCCTATATTCACGATAACTCTAAGCAATTGAGAGATAATCGTGATAGACAGGAAGAGGCCCTATATCATAAACTATTTGCTGACCACTTTGTCAGCTTTGTCAAGGATCAATCTCCTGAGCTTATGCCTACTCTAGAGGCTATCATGTATCTAGATAAGGTAAAAGAAATGACTCATGAGCTATCTGTGAGCCCCTCTGAGTTCCAAAAGAATCGTAGGGCTCTGGTGGCTCTAGGAAAGCAGTATTTGGAGTCGAAGTGAGAATTACTGTTTCTCCAACCCATCCTGTGGCTAGATTTCAAATTACCACCTATGATATCAACATGAACTATCATGATATTGGAGACTTCTTTGTTCTATTGACTCAGGGACCACCTGAGTTGAGAAACGAGGTCTTAAGCTACAACGGGATTGTGAGTGTTAACTGGGAAAAGCCTAATGGTTTCACTACTTTGGTGTCCGTTCTTCAGTTTACTTTTGTAACCCGAGAGATCATGTTTAGATATTTGAAAGGAGAAGGGCCGTTAGGGAAGGCTCATCTAACCTCTCATATCAATGCCAAGTTAAAGGAATTTTTTGATGCCAGAGACAGAGAAGAAGCCAAACCCACAGAACCTGTCATCTGCTGATGATATTGAGTGGGTTCAATCTGAGGTAGACAAGCTCTATAGGGCCTCTACGGATATCCCTATAGAGCGATGGGACCGTGTTAGATGGGAGATTGATTTCTATGATCTGACCATTCAACTCTTGGAAGAAACCGGGAACATGAAGGGTAAGCCTAGCGGGGGTAAGATTTCATGCCCCTTTCATGGAAGAGATAGTACCCCTAGCTTTACCTTCTATCGAGGTTCGAATTCCGCTTTTTGCTTTGGCTGTGAACCACCTGTAACCAATCAATTTTATGACAATGTAAGATTAGTGGCCTCAATTTTTGGTATCTCGAAACGAGATGCTTTAAAATGGTTAGAAAAACGCTATAAACTCCCGGCCATGGCTGTGGAGAGGGAAGCTATTGTAACTCCGGAAGAAGCCGAAGAAGAGATTGTAAAATTAAATTTTGATGATCTTAAGGAGCCTTTCTTGGCCTTGGCGACAGTATTAGCTAAGGACACTGGAACCCAGGAGCTACTGGATATTTATTTCAAGGCACAGCATGAGCAAGACCCGCTCCCCTTGGCTAAACTTCTAGGAAAAGACAGGGTTCAAAGGATTCTAAGGCACAAAGCGAATGGAAACAAGTGAAGTAACTCTAAGTGATCTAGAGCTTAAAGTAAAGAAACCCAAAAAAGCCAAAGTAGTCAAAGTCAAAAAAGATATCAAAACTATCTTTTCTGAACACATTGCTGCTTTGACTGTTGATGACCTTAAAAAGCCATGGATGGCTGAAAAAAGCTTCCGCCTAATCACTGATGCTAAAGAGCTTAGTGATTGGGTTGATAGTATTTTGGCTGATGTACACAGGCATCATACTTTTGAGGGTAGAACTTGCCCTGCAATTGCTGTGGATACTGAGACTGATGGTCTAGATACTCGTATCGTATGCGGGGAGAAGGCCATCACTCTAGCTGGCGTTTGTTTGTCCGCTGATGGCATCGAGGGCTTGTACATCCCAGTCAACCATGAAGATGGCAACAATATTGACTCCGTGGCTTTAAGGGCCATCCTACAGCGTTTATTTGATGCTTCTCACCTAATTTTCTACAATGCTAAGTTCGATAGAGAAGTCTTGTCTCTGACTCTCGGCATTACTTTTAAGGACTATCCAAATTACGAGGATTTGCAAGTTTTAGCCTATTTGGAAGACCCCAAAGCTTCGGTAGAGGACTCCGGTAAGGGGGGTCTTCAGATTGGTGGTTTAAAAGCTTTCTCGAAGACCCGATTAGGTATTGAACAGGTTGAATTGGGGG